CTAATAAATAACTAATAGTCTGGTAGGGCCTTAGCCCTTTGGCTCTACCAGACCTACAAAGAAAGGTACAAAATGCCGGCAACTTATGTAACAGCTGCAACACTTAAAGCATCATTAGGCGTAGGCACTTTGTACGATAGTTATACCTGGATAGAGGACACCTGCCAAGCGGCACAGGATTTAATAAACGGTTTTTTATGGTTTGATTCTGCACCCGTAGTTGGGACAGCGTTAGTAAATAATGTGGCTACGGTGATGATAGCTAACCCCGGCTTATTTACTACTGGTGAATCCGTCACAGTAGCCGGGGCTGGCTCAACTTTTAACGGCACTTACACAATTACTAGCACACTACCTTTTAGCACAGGAAGCACTAACCTATTACCTGCTTTTAATCTACAGCTTAATTATTATCAATACCCACAGGGCTACAGTTTTATACAGTATGCAAAAACAGCTAGTGATGAGAACTTTAGGCGCGTAGTACCTAGTGGCACTATGACCGGTACAGATACAAAGACCGCTAGCTACGCTAATACACCTGCAATTAACGCTGCCGCTTTGATGATAGCCGAGAATATCTGGACTAGCCGATTTAGCACACAGGCAGGGGGAGTAAGCGTAGATGGCTTTAGCCCTAGCCCATTTAAGATGAGTAATACCCTTATGGCATCTGTACGCGGCCTGCTAGCGCCGTATCTAAACCCTAGCGCTATGGTCGGATAATGCCAGCCGCGATAACTACCCTTAGATCTACTATAGCCGCTGCACTAGCTAATAATGCGGTTTGGTCTACTTTTAGCTTTCCACCTAGCACAATAGTAGCTAACAGCGTAGTAGTAGCCCCGGCAGACCCGTACCTTACGCCTAGCAATAATTCTTACGCAAGTATCGCGCCGCTAGCTAATTTTAAGATTATTATGACCGTGCCTATGTTTTCTAATGAAGGCAACCTACAAGGCATAGAAGATACGATAGTAGCCGTGTTTGGGAAATTAGCAGCTAGCTCTATTGTATTTAACGTTACCGCTGTAACTGCACCTAGCGTTTTAACGCTGCCAAGCGGTGACCTGCTAACAAGTGATTTACAAATATCCGTACTAACGAGCTGGAGCTAAAAATGGCACTAACCGAAGAAGATAAAGCGTTCTTAATCAAGATAGGCCAAGAACTGCCTAAAGAGGTTAAAGAAACAAAGCAAAAAGCAGCACCCGTAGAAACAACGACAACAGAAACAGAGGTATAACTAATGGCAATTTTTCTTTCTAACGGCGTAGTAGTCACGCTGAACAGCGTGGCCCTGTCGGATCACGTTACTAGCGCAACTATCAACCGTAGCTTTGATGAGCTTGAAGTTACAGCTATGGGCGATACAGCTCATAAGTTTGTAAAAGGTCTAGAGGCCAGCACTATCACGCTTGATTTTCTAAACGATACTGCCTCAGCTAATGTACTTGCAACCTTACAAGCTGCGTGGGGTACTACTGTACCGCTAACGCTTAAGCAAACTAACGCGGTAATATCTGCAACTAACCCAGAATATCAAACCACAGTATTAGTTAATAACACTACAGACATTAACGGCGCTGTTGGCGATATTTCTACACAGAGCATTACATTTACTTGTAACTCACCTATCGTAGTAGACACCACACCATAACTAAAACAAAGGGGCAACAATGGCACAACTTAAAATAACAAGGGCAGACGGCAGCGTAAGCGAGCATAAGATTACGCCCCGTATTGAGTATGCCTTTGAGCAGTATGCTAAAAAAGGTTTTCACAAAGCCTTTAGAGATGATGAGAAGCAAAGTGATGTTTACTGGCTAGCCTGGGAGTGCTTACGCACTAGCGGCGAAGTAGTAAAACCATTTGGGGCAGATTTTTTGGAAACCTTAGCTAAAGTTGAGGTTACAGACGATAACCCTTTGGAGTAGTGGGGCGCGGTAGTTTTGGCTATCTAATCGCACAAATTGCGGTAGAAACAGGCATAGCGCCCCAGTACTTGCTAGATCTAGATGATGTAATGTTTAGTAATATCCTAAAGGTTTTAACCGATAGGGCTAAGGAGATGCAGGATGCCAACCGAGGTAAGAGGCGGCGTTGAGGCTCGCAAAGCTTTACGCAAGTATGCCCCGGATTTAGCTAAGGCGATACAAAAAGAGATGGGCGAGCTGTTAAAGCCTGTTACAAATAAAGCTAGAGGCTTTATACCTAGCACAGTATTAAGCGGTTGGTCAAAGCCGCTATCTAGTGATGTTAAATATAAACCATTTCCAAAATATGATGCTACGGAGGCAAGGCGCAAGATAGGATATAAAACTACGCCTAGTAAAGCTAACAGCAAAGGATTTACTTCGTTAGCGCGTATAGAAAATAAAAGCGCGGCAGGCGCAATTTACGAAATAGCCGGGCGGTCTACTGCTAGCGCAAGTCAAAAAAATATGAGCGCAAATCCTAACGCTAGGCAACAATTTATAGATGCGCTTAATGGTACAGGCAGGCTAGTAGATGCCAACAACCAAACAGGTGCAGCTAAAAGAGGGCGCAACCTAAAAGGCCGCGCGTTGTATCGCGCCTGGGCTGAGGATGGCGGCAAAACTAACGCAGCTGTGTTAAAGGCGCTAGAGGTTACAAAACAGATATTTGATAGGTCTATGAAAGCGGTAAAATAATGGCTGTAGATCCGCAAGTAGTAGTAAATATAGCTTCTGAGTTCACAGGCAAAAAAGCGTTTAAGGAAGCCGAAACTGCTACTACAAAACTAAGTAAAGGCGTAAAAACTTTAGCTAAAAGTCTAGGTTTGGCATTTAGCGTAGGCGCTGTAGTTAGATTTGGTAAGCAAAGTGTAAAAGCATTTAGCGATAGCCAAAAAGAAGCTAAACTATTAGCAACACAACTAAACGCAGTTAATCTAGGTTTTGCATCACCATTTATAGGGCAATTTATAGACAAGCTAGCCTTAGCTACTGGCAAGGCAGGCGGCGATTTAACTAACGCCTTTGTATCATTATCACAAGCCACAGGTGATGCCAGCACAGCGCAAGCATTATTGCAGACCGCGCTAGATGTAAGTCTAGGCACAGGCAAAGATTTACAGACCGTAAGTAATGCGCTAGCACGAGCGTACAAAGGCGAAACTACAGCGCTAGCAAAACTACGCATAGGATTTACTACAGCTGAGTTAAAAGGTAAAAAGTTTGATGAGGTACTAAATACCTTAAACAATAATTTTAAGGGTGCAGCGGCTAACGCAGTAGACACATACGCAGGCAGGATGGCTAGGTTATCTGAGGCTGTAGATATGGCTAAAGAGAAGCTAGGAGAAGGTTTAGTAAGCGGTCTTGATGATGCCAGCATAAGCATAGATGATTTACAGGTAAAAATTATCAATTTAGGAGAAGCACTAGGCAAGACAGCGGCAGGATCTGTAAGTTTTGCAGATAAAATTATTAGCCAATTTCAACGCATACAAGATAGCAGCGCTGCTCAGGGTTTATTAAATATCTTTGAGGCATTAGTTAGAGGCGTAGGCTTTATAGTTACCGGCGAGCTTGTACCTACAATGGATCAAGCAAGCGCCAGGCTAGCAGGTAAAGAAGCATTAAAAGAGCAAGAACGCGGCAGAGCGCGGCTTAGAGCTGCCAAGGCCTTAGGCAAAGCAGAAAAAGATAACGCGGCTAATAAATTAAAAAATGAAAAAAAGATAACAGATGAGAAGGCAATACAAGCCAAACTAGATAAGGCTGCCCTAGCTTTAGGCAAAGGTACAGATGTATTTGACCTAGACAAAATACAGGTACAGGCAGCACTACTAGCTAAACAAGATGAAATAAACAAACTAGGCGCAAACGCTACAGACCAGCAAAAACTACAACTAGCCAATGACTTAACCCGCCTATCTATTAAAAAAACTATGGCAGAGCTTGAGGATGCTATAGCCGCTAAAGATGTAGAGGCTGCTACGCGCCTTGCTAAAAAACTTAATATAGATCTAGCGATACTAGGCGCTCTGCAAGGCCAGCAATTTAAGCTGCAAGATATAAACGATATTTTAGATAAGTTCAAGCCAAAACAGCTTATAGATTTACAAAACCTAAATGAAGCCTTAGCGCTGTTAATGAAAATGGCAGGGCTAAAAATATTGCCTATAGTGGCTGGTGCTGGTGCTGGTGCTGGTGGTGGTGCTGGTGGTGGTGGTGGTGGCGGTGGAGTTGGAGCTGGAGCTGGAGCAGGTGGCGGCGGCGGTGCTATTGCAACTTTATTAGCACTACGAGCAACTACAGACCCTGGCACAGGTATTAACGTTTTATTAAAAGAGCATATAGACACATTATTAGCGCAACCTTTTATGGACAGTATGTTAGGTGATGAGCAAGCAAGATTAAGAGCTATGGGTACATTTGATACACCCGGTATAGGCCCGGGCTCTAGCTTTGACCCTGCGCGCTTTAGGATGGGTGATAACTACATAACAGTAAACGCAGGCGTAGTAGGTAGTGAGGACACAATAAGCCAAGCTGTACAGAAAGCTATATTAGACCTAGAGCGTAAAGGTGACCCGCTGCGCTATACCGGTGGCCTATGACCCTGCCAGTAATAAACGCTGTTATTAACTTTAGTACTGGGCCTAGCTTTGCCCAGGCAATGATTTTAGATACAGGCATATTAGATACAAACGTGCTAGCAGATAGCGCGGCAGTAATTGTAGATGTGTCTAACGTAGTAGATACAATACAAACAAATAGAGGCCGTAACCCACAGGCTGACCAATTCCAGACAGGTACGCTAACTATGCGTATCGTTGACCAAAACGGCGATTTTAACCCACAAAATACTAGCGGCCCATATTATGGCTTGCTAGACCCTATGCGCAAAGTGCAAATAACAGCTACTTACGCTAGTACTACATACCCTATCTTTAGCGGCTTTATCACTAGCTACACTACTACTACACCTAAAAACGCAGATGAGGTTACTTATACCACGATTACGGCGGTAGATGCGTTTAGACTTGCCCAAAATGCACAGATAGCCACAG